GTCCAATTAGCTCTCTCCTAATTTTCAACTATTATTAACGTCTACCCCTTCCTCCCATCATAGGCATCATAGGTAAACTCGGTCTTTGTAATCTTGGTGCGGGTGCAGATCTTTGCTCAGGCATCGGCATTGGCATTGGCTCTTGTCTAGGCATAGGGCTAGGTACAGGCATAGCTATTGGTGCAGGCATTGGCATTCTAGGTTGCAAAGGCTCTGGCATCATAGGCATAATTTGTCTTATCAACTCTTCGGGTAGTTCCTGTATTACTTCAGGAGGTAGCTGAGGAAGTATCTCTATTAACTGCTCTGGAGGTAACTGAGGTAGAACTTGTTTTATTTGCTCTATTTGAGCAGGTGGAACAGGTGCTTGTATAGGTTCCTCTCTAGGCATCTGTCTAGGTATTTCTCTAGGTTCTTGTCTAGGTATTTCTCTAGGTACTTCTCTAGGTACTTCTCTAGGCTCACGCTCAAATGAAGGAGGTGCTATTCTTCTAGGAGGTGCAACTGGTGGAGCTATATCTCTAGGAATCTCTACAGGAGTAGCTATAGGCGGAACTATAAGTTCTTCTCTAGGTGGAGATATGTCTCTAGGCGGAGCTATGTTTCTAGGTGGTGCCATTGGTGGAGCTATATCTCTAGGCTCACTTTCAGAACCACCATCTTGACCAAATCCTAGTGGGGGAGGCATAGGAGGTCTCATTCCTCCTCTTTGGTCTTCTATAGGCTCTTCTCTAAATACAGGAGGTCTTCCTATATCCATAGGAGGTTCTGGCATAGGCATAGGTCTATCCATTGGAGGTGCTATGTCCATTGGCGGCTCAGGAGGTGGTGTTCTAAATTCTGGCGGTATAGCATTTGGATCTTGGGCTGCTATAGACTCGAATTCGCCACGTCTACTAGGTGCATCTGTAATTCCAGGTCTAAATCTTGAGCCTCCTAAAAATGAGCCCATATCTATATAATCAGGATCACCTGGCCCTAGTGGAACTTGAGGTGTAAATCCAGGAGGAGGTGATTGTATAGGGCCTAAAGATGGTATTTGTCTTGGGTCTTTATAATTTGGTGACAAAGGATCGTTAGATCCGCCAACTACTTGGTTGTTAAGATCTTGAATGAAAGGACTCTTTTCAGCAGGCGGGACAACTGGTTCTAGTTCTGGTCTAAACTTATCTCTCATATCATCAAGTTGTGATGCAGAGAATCTATCATCAAAGTCTGTAACGCTAGGTAGTCCGCCCCTAAAGTCTCCTGGGTTTTGTACTGGAGGTACACCTGAACCTGGGATTCCTGCAGCTGGATTAAAGTCTGCTGGAAGTCCTGGTCTTGAAGGAGGCTGTGGCATATTTATAGGCTCTTGTATTGGAGCTGGTATTGGAGGCATTTCTCCACCCATAAGGTTGCCTAAAGCACCACCAAAATCTGGAAGTCCACGGCCTAAATCACCACCAACATCAGGAAATCCAACATCAGGAAATCCACCGTCAGGGAATCCAGCGTCAGGTGGAAATGGTTTTGAATTAGGATTAGTCATACTAAAATCTGTTACTCCTGCATCTCTTGCTGCACCAGGGGAGCTATACATTTTTCCATCAGGGCCATAAACTATAACCATCATATCTACTGTTCCACCGCCCACTCCTGGTGGATTAGGTGCACCGCCTCCTGTTATTGGCGGATCAGGCATTGGCATAGGCATATCTATAGGCTCAACAGGGCCACCAACAGGCATAGGTTCTCTATCATACCTTCTTGGGGGCATTTTATTGTGTGATACCACACCATCAACCATGTAAGTATGAGTATTAGAAGTGGTGAAGTTATAAACTTTTATAAAATCTTTTTCACTTTCAAGTTTTGTAACTTCTTCTATACCATCTTTTGTTATTAATTTATCGCCTAACTGTAATTCTTTAACTTCTATACCATAATCGTTATAAACTGTATTAGATAGTTTAGAGTTATTAGATTTCCACCCATCGTTAGTTAAGAAAGCATGAGCATCTGTAGCAGTTATTCTATCGTTTATAGTCCATAAATTTCTGTCAGCTTTCGGAATATCGTGCACATAAGAAACGACATCTGTTTCACCATTTAAAGCTAATACTTCGTCTCCCATTGCAATATTTTCAATAACTTTTTTAGTTCCATCAGCCATATCAATTTTAGTTCCTGCCACAAAACACATAGGAGGTTCATATGGAGGAATGTCTGGAGGTGGCAATCTTGGTAATTGAATTCTTTGTTTAGGCAACTGTCTTCTAAACATATCACCAATAGGATCGCCCATAGTATCTGTAGGCATGAAAGCTTGTTGCGGTTGCATTGGAGGTCTGTAACCTTCGGGAGTAAAGTAAGCAGGGCCGCCTTGAATTAAGGTAGGTCTAGGTGCTTGTTGTGGTTGCATAGGTCTAGCCATAGTAGCACCCGCATCTCTGCCAGGTATTCCTTTTCTCATAGCGTCTTTAAATAAACCCATCAGCAAATTCCTTTAAACTTCTTACCTCTAAGAGCAGCACCGCCGCCTCTTGATTCACCGCCACCGTAACCTTTAGGTTGAGGAGCAGATCCGTTAGGAATCTTTTTAAGATCAGAGTAATTAACAGTACCTTGATCTTTAATAGTTACGCTTGCTTTTACATTTTTCATATTAATTTACCTTTTTTTAGATGCTCTATATGCCTTTGCCTTATCTAAAGCAATGGCAATAGCAGTCTTCTTTTTTCTGCCACTGTTAACCAATTCTCCTATATTAGCAGATATAGTCTTTCTACTGCTACCTTTTTTTAACGGCATACTATTTCTTTTTCTTTACCGCTACTGGTTTAACTTTTTTGTTAGCTACAGGCTTGGCCTTAGCCTTAGGCTCAGACTTAACTTTAACTTTTGGTTCTTCTTTTTTAGCCTTGACTTCGACTGCTGTTTTTTTGAGGAGTTTGTCGGCATCTTTATCTGCCTGCTTGGCGATAGCTTCGATGTCGATTTTTCTATCTGCATACTCATTGATGATCGTCCCATTGCCATTGTTTATTTCCTCTTCTTTTTTAAGCTCTTCTTTGTGAATAGCTTTCATTTTATTTCTAACTGAACTCATAATTAACCTCTCATTATATCCATTGCTTTAAATTGTGCTGATTGATCCATTCGATCTCTAGCTATGTTGTCTTTCATTGTAGCTATTTCTTTTTGAATTTCCAAACGCTGTTCTGCCAGCCTTGTATTATCCATAGACTTCATAGCATCAAACTCTTGTCTTTGTGAAAACTCTTCACGCTTACGTTGTACATCATCAGCTTTAATATCTAACTCTTTACCTCTTAGTTCTACTAAAGGATCAGGTTGCGGTTGAGGTGGCATAAACATAGCGTTTATCTGTTCAGTCAACTGAGCAATAACAGCTGCTATATCTTTAGCAACTTTGTCTTGTATCTCTTGCTGATATTGACCAGATACTTCTGGAGGTAGCTGTTGTATTTGTTGCATCATTTGTTGGAACTGTTGATCTTGTGCATTCTGTTCGTCCACTATCTCAGCGGCTCTAAAAGATACATGCTGATAAATGTGCGATTGAATTAAAGATAAGACCATAGGATTAGCTTGAGCAGTCATAGTTCCGTATAGGGACATGTGAGAGTTAATGTGCGAATCGTGATCTTGCCCAGCAAATGCTTGAGCTGGCATACCTGATATCAAAGATGCGTTCTCATTAGCGGGATCCATAGGCATAGGCTGTGGCGTAGGCGGTAGAAGTTTCTCAACATCTTGAACACCCATTGCACCGTACATTCTTCTGTATGCTTCATGCAGTCCAGCGGGGCCATGTATTTCAGGATTACTTTGTACAGTTCTTAATATCTCTTGAGCCAACATAACTCTCTGACTCATAGAGAAAGTATTAGGATCTGATACAGGTAATACGTCTACTCTTTCATCAAAGTCTTGAGCCTTGATAGTTTGGTTTCCGTTAGCTGTGAAGTAAGGATAGTCTGGTGGTAAGTATTCACTAAATACTTTTGCTAGTATCTCAAATTCTATTCTTTGACTTGAGTGAAGTCTTTTATGAATAGCACTCATAACACGAGTACCACGTTCTAGTAGTGCAATCGTTGTTCCTACAGGAGCATTCTGATTTCCTTCACCAACTTGCGTATCAGCTATCGAAGCGAAACGCCTTCCACTGTCAACCAAGATACCCAGGAGAGAGAGTAGGGTTTGGCTTGGCTCCTTAAAAGGTAACGGTACAAAGGCATCTCGCAAACTTCCGCCAGGGGCATCCATGTCTCTGAACTCACCAGGTTGTAGTGGTTGATCATCATTACGAATACGAATACCACGGGCTTTAAATCCAGCAGGTAGATTAGATAAAGTACCTGCGTCAATTAACTGTCTTAAGATAGATGTTGATGCTTTAGATAGGCCGCCTATCATGTGAGTTAAACCAAAGCCATAGAATCCTAAGCCTGGTAAGAACTTATAGTGAACAAAGTAGTTAATACGTTGCTTTAATTGATCTGTTTCTTTGTAGTTTCTACGTATAGATAGGACTTTATCATTAGCTATAGTAATGATATAAGGTAGTTTTATACCTGTTTCTTCGCCTTCTGAGTCTAAATCTTCATAACCTGCGACATCTAACTCAGTATGAACCTCATATACTTTACAAGTATCATCATCGTCATAACTAGGGCTAACGCCTTGTATTTCATCTATTTCTTCCTGTACTTCATCAATATCATCTAGCATGTTGCCAGAGGATACATCTACGTCACGATAGAAGCCTATTTGCTGTAGCTTCTTAACGTCATTCATTGACATATCAATGACATGAGTAATTCTTGTAGCACTGTGTAAGTCAGTAGCAGAGTAAGGAACGATTAAATCTTCACTAGGTATGAACTTTGATACAGCTCTTCCTAGATTCTGATCGTAGTAAACTTTTCTAAAAGCAGAACCCGATAGCGGTAGATAGAATAACATCTGATCTGTCTCAGAATCGTACTCTTTCATAACCTGCATAAGCTGGTAGTTCATGAACTCTTGTACACGTGCTGCCTGTTGCTCTGTTTCGGCATTAGACATACCTATTACTTGGGTCTTAACAGGCCCTTGTGATGGTAGTATTTCGTTGTAAGCTTGGGCTTGGAACTGAGTAACGGATTCGGCTAAAAGCGGGTGCATAACTCCAGAGGCACCTTCAAACGGCTGGGATCTTTCCTCGTACTTCATACCTAGGTATTGAAGACCCTCTTTGTATGTCTTCTCCCAGTCAGATCTTGATTCTTTATCCGAATCAATACTGCCCATAAGATCATCCATAAGGCTGTTTAGTTCAGAAGACTCTACTTCCTCAGCTAAGTTAGCATAGAAGTCTGTATCTTCCATCGGCGGAGTTGCCTCACCGAACATGATGTTTCCATCTTCCATTTCCTCGAAGCCTTCGAAGTCAGGATTATCTTCTTGAATATCTACTTCTACTTCTACTTCCATTTCCTTTGAACGATCACGAACTCCTAGCTCAAGTTGATCTTCAAACGTAATAGCTTTATCTATGTCTGCCATGTTAATCCTGTATTAGTTTTCCTAGCTCTCTCTTCATCTCTTCAATTTCTTTAGAATCTTTGTTATAAGCTTTGTTGCTTATGCTTGAAGAATCTTGTTGAAGTCTTCTTTCTTGATTTTGTATTTTGGTCTTTAGTTTATCAATCTTAGGGGCTTTAGCTTTTTTTACAACTTTTTTTA